TTCGAAACAAGAAGGGGATTAAGGGTAAGTTTAGTGATGCCAACGATGGTGAAGTCAACAGCATTTTGAAGTTGGTAAAGGATAAATGAAAAAACCATTTATTTCCTATAAGATTCCGAGACGGCACAAAAAAAAGATTGAAGACGTTTTAGCGGATCCCATCAAGTTTTTCAGGTTGTTACGTGTACAAGACAAATACAGTGGTGCGTACAAACAGTTTGATTTGTACCCAGAACAAGAACAGTTATTAAAACAGATACAGAGCAGTAACAAGATTATTGTAGTCAAGCCCAGACAGATTGGTGTGAGTACATTACTGCGAGCGTTTGCATTTTGGAAGGTGTATACAAGTCAGGATCCGATCAAGTATGGGGTTTTGAGTTTTCATGATCGATCAGCAAAGCATCTTCGAAAGATGGACAACAACTTTCTTTCAGGTATGCCTGACATGCTGAAAAGAACATGTGGTATAGATAACTCAACAGACTTGGTATTCGATGATACGCAAGCTGGGCTATCAAGTTACACTGCCAGAAGCTCAGGAGGTACACGTTCGTTTACCTTGAACAGTGCGCACTTGTCAGAGTTTGCATTCTACCCTGACCAAGAAGAAGTATTGGCTCAGGTTATTGCGACAGTGGGCAAAGGTCAGATTGTCATAGAGTCTACACCCAACTCAGTTGGTGATGTTTTCCACAGGTTATGCACAGAAGCACCTGATAATGGGTGGACACTTGTTACCTTCTGGTGGTGGCAACATGAAAACTATCGGACTCCAGCTCCGCTTGACATGGTGTATACCGAAGAAGAAGAAAGACTTGTTGCATTGTATGGGCTAGACAATGATCAGATACAATGGAGGAGAGAACAAGTTGCTACTGTTGGGCTTGAGAAGTTCAAACGTGAGTACCCTGGGTGCATTGACGATGCATTTTGTTTTGGTAATGCTGCATACTTTGACCCCTTTGCTTTGGACCAGATAGAGCCTATTCATTTTACTTCCAATGATAGGATATACGAAGATGTATCAGATGAAGACGTGTACGCAATCGGTGTGGATACCGCAGGAGGAGTCGGTGGTGACTATAGTTGTATATGTGTTGTGTCAATGGCATCAAGGGAAGTCGTATATCAGTACCGGTGCAATACTGTGTCTCCTGCCGTATTCGCTGAAAAGGTAATGATGATTGCCATGAAGTATAATGAAGCTCAAGTGTTGTGCGAAAGTAACAACCATGGTCATGTGGTTATCAACAAACTAGAAGAGTGGGGTTACAAAAATCTATGGTATAGTGCAGAAGGTAAACACTGGGTTACAAGTGCAAAGTCCAAGATCAACGCATACGAGATTTTAAGAGAAATGATAAGCAACAACATGTTATCTAGACTAGATGTATCGACACTCATGGAGTTACGTAGTATGACTATATATAAAGTTGCACCCGAAGCTCCTCCAGGATTGCATGATGACTTGGCTGACTCGTTGGCTTTTGCATATCGTTGTGCGAGAGACATACCTTCGTATGTAATACGTAATGCCAGAGAAGGATTGATGGACAAGTTGATAAATAAAAAACGAGCCAAGAATATAAGAATGATGAGATTGCCCTATAGGAGCGCAGAATGAAACCGAAGATTGTACAAGCTTTGTATAGTAGACATGAAACCTACTGGGAAGACCAGAAGTCAGAACTTCGAAAGTTACGAGCTGCATATATGACTCGTTATTGGGATAAGAGCTATGCTGCTGACCAGGTCTTGATTGAAACAACCAGAGCCTACGAATATATAGAAGGGTATATTGCATCCTTGTATGCAAGAAATCCTTCAGTAATCGTGAAAGGTGACGTTCGAGGAAGAGGTGACTCACACAAAGTACAAGCTTTGAGTAATGCATTCCTCGATAAAATCAGAACACAAATAGAAGATGTCTCACGTTTGGCATTGATATATCCTTGTGCATTCTTGAAAATGTATGCAACGCAACATCCTGATCCATTTAAACGAGTAGGTGTGTCAGCAGTTCCATGCTGGGATGTCATTGTAGATACAGATGCACCTTCGTGGGGTCAACAAAAATATGTAGGGCATCGCTACCATATTACTGTAGATGAAGCCAAAGAGAAGTATGGCAATAAAAAGTACAACACCCACAAGTTGATACGTTTCCTAGACTATGAAGATGACGATAACAATGCGCCATACATGGGATTACAACTTAATCCTACGTCTGAAGCCAGTGATGAGAAGGATGCTCCGTTCGAATACATACAAGTGTTAGAGTTTTATGACTTGGCAAATGACAAGATGTATGTGTGGTCACCTGATTATGCAAATGGTGAGAAGTGGTTGTTCGATGGTGTGGAGATAGAGATAGGTGACGGTACTGATACAGAAATACAAAAGTACGATAAGATACCTTTCGTTGATGCAGCCAACAATCCGCTCGCTCCATTGATACCATTGTATTTCAGTAGACAACCTGATTTACCTTTACGTGGGTACTCTGCATTGAGAAGAGTCTACTCACAAGTAGAAGAAACCAACATCATAAGAACATATCAATCAACAATGGTAAGACGAGCAGCCAGACAATGGGTTGTGAAGAAAGGTGTATTTACTGATGAAGATATGGCCAAGCTCGCCCTTGGTGCAGATGGTGAATACATCGAAGCAGAACTGTCACCAAGTCAAACCTTGTTAGGTTCTATACAAGCGGTGCCCCATGCTCCAGTTCCCAATGAACTTGAAACATACATACGTCAAGTCAATGAAGACTTCCAACGTGGTAGTGTTCTTGCTCCTTTTACTAGAGGTGAAGCGACCAGAGCAACAGCAACTGAGATTACAGCATTGGCTTCGTATTCATCTAGTGAAATCGGAAGACTAGCCAGAGAGCGCGATGCGATGATAGAGTACGGCAGTTCTGTGTATATCAGTATGATGAAAATCTTTTTGGCTGATGAACCTGATGTTGTTGTCATCAATGGTTCGCCTCAGGTAGTAAGAGACTCTGACCTAGACGGTGACTTTTCCTTCTTTGCTTTGGATGCTGGTGCAACACCTGTGTCAGAAGCAGTCAAGAAACAAGACTTCTTACAATCAATCCAAATCCTTATAGAGCTTGGAGTACCACAACAAAAAGTATTGCAAGAACTTGTACGCAAATTAGATTTACCAGAAGACTTTTTAGAAACACAAGTCGAAGGCATTCAGGATTTATCCCAGCCTTCGCAACAACCATCACCCACAGCTACGATTGAGCAAGGCCAACAAGGTTCTCCTCAAGCAGTAGCACAAGTTTTATAGGAGTAAAACATGAGTATCCCTCAAGATATTGCCATGCAAACCCAAGCCATTGGTGCAGGTATGGATCAAGCTGCAGCACAAAATATGCAAATGGCTACACCCACAGGCCAGTTTTCAGTCTCAGCAATGAACAGCATGCTGCAAGTTGTAAATGATTTATTGGCTCGCTTCGGTGAACCACAACCATATCCACAGTTTACTGAAGACATTACTTCTTTTCCTCCAGACTTGGTCCAGGTCCTTATGGCCATCATGACCATTGCAGAGCAAGCTGGTGTACCTGTTGAGATGGGTCTATCAGATCTTGTATCAGATACAGAAGTTGCGCGTTTAACTGCTTTGCTGCAACGGGTAGCACAATCGACAGAACTACAAACGTTCCTTGAACAGATTGAACCTGCTGCTGAAGATGTAGAGATGGAAGAAACTGTTGTTGAAGACACACCAGAAGGTGATGTAGAAATGACAGACGAAGAACTTTTTGAAAGTAGGGTGTAATATGTCAGATGAAAACAACGCACCTACAGAAGTAGAAGCTCCGTCAACAGCAGAGGACACTCAAGCAGTCTCTGAACCAGAAGCTAGACCTTCACTTGATAACTACAAAGATGACTATGACCAAAGGATTGATGCTATCCTTGCCAAGCATGAAGCTGAAAAAAACAATGAAGCACCTCCTGAACCTGAAACTTTAAGGGAAGGTGAGTCATGGGATAACCTTTTCGAAAAAGCAGATCCACAAAGTCAACGTGCTATGCAACAGTTACGAGCAGACTACACACGTAAGACTCAAGAACTGGCTGCACAAAGAAAAGAAATCGCTGAAGAACGTACACAACTTGAAGCTATGCGAATGAGTCTAGAAGATAATGCTGCGTACAAAGCGATACAAGAAGCTGCACAAACGGATGCTGGCGAGTTCGACCCATATGATACAGCATCTTTCGAAAGATACGTTAATAAAATCGTAGCTGAAAGATTAGAGTCTGTATTGCAACCTATGGCCGAACAGCAAATGAAAGCCAATGCGCAAGCTCGTATACAATCGTTTATGAGCGAACACCCAGACCTACAATCGGACGAGTCCTTGAAAGCAGAGGTTCGTGAAACACTTCTCGCAAATGACGATTTAAGACTGCAAGATGCGTACTGGATTGTCAAAGGCAGACGTTCACATAGTCAGCAAGAACGTACCAATATGGAAAATATGGCTTTTCAAAGAGCAGCAAAGGCTTCAGGTTTGAAGGTAGGTGTTGGTCAAAAGAAAGGAATGACACTGCCAACAGGTGCAAAGTCAATGAGAGCCGCAGACCTTTATCAACATTTATTGAAACAAAAGAAATAAAAATGTTATACACTTATAATGTTGCACAGTGCCGACCCCGAAAGGACACGTCTAATCTACTCCCCATCAGGATACGAGTCGCGACAAACAATAAACTCTATCGTAGGAGGCTATAATGCCTATTCAACCCGACATACTTGCGTCAACCCTGCGTATCCTTAAGGACCGAGAGGTTGACAATACATTTAAAAACATACCGTTGCTTGATGCAATCCGTTCACATGGAGCTGTTATTGAAAGCGATGGTGGTAGCAAGGTAAACTGTCCTGCTATCATGACTGAACACTCAATGATTACTCAACTATCCAATGGATATGAATCTGTAAACCTTGCAGTGAAAGACCCACTTCGACAAACTGAATACAACTGGTGTGACTTTGTTGCTCCTGTCGTTATTACTGAGAAAGAACAACTATCCAACAAAGGTGATCGTGCTGTAATCAACATTGCAGAAGCTCGTCTTAAGTCTGTTATGGGCATGTTGCAACGTGAGTTCTGCCTTCAGTCTGTTGCTGGTACTTCTACCATTTTAACTGAACTTCAATCACTTGCTCCTACAGCTACAGATGGCTGGTTTGCTATGCAACCTTTCGGTTCACAAGTAACTGGTTCTGTTGGTGGGCTTTCAAGAGCAACATACACAACTACATTCCAAAACCAATATGTAGATGTTCCTTCAGCATTCCCAGGTGTAACTGATCAAGCTACAAGGCTTTTCAGAGCTATGAGTAAGTTGTACATTGATACACAAGTATATGCTCCAGAAGGCGAAGTAGACATTATCTTGATGTCACCTAGAGCTTATGAGCTATACAAAAACTCATTGTTCAATCAAGAACGTTATACTTCTTTGCAAGAGCAGAGAGATATGGCTGGAAAGCTTGGACTTATGTTCAACGGTG